GGATCTCGCGCGAGTTGCAGATCCCGCTGCGGACGGTGTTCCGTGTGTTGCCGAGGCTGTCGATTTAATTTCGTGGGCCTATTTTTGTCATATGCACAGGCCTAAAAAAGCCGTGTAAATGGTCCGCCCATGATGACGGGCGCTCCAGAAAAACAAACACCAAAAAACCGCAAGGTCGGTGATGGAACGCCTGGTCCTGGCCGCAAGAAGGGCGTGCCAAACAAGATCAACGCCGATCTCAAGTCAATGATCCTTACCGCGCTGACCAAGGCAGGCGGCGTGGATTACTTGGCTGCACAGGCCAATGCCAGCCCGTCCGCATTCCTTGCGCTGATCGGCAAGGTGCTGCCCACAACGCTGCAAGGCACTGGCGTTGACGGCGAGATCGAGGTGCGGATGATCACGCGCCGGGTCGTGGACACCAATGGCTGAACTGGTGATCGATACGCCGCGCTGGGCGGTCCCGTTGCTGGAAGCCTCGCGCTACAAAGGCATTTACGGTGGTCGCGGTTCGGGCAAATCGCACGAACGCGCCGAGGCGCTGATCGAACGCTGCATCATGGAGCGCACGTTTGCGGTCTGCATCCGCGAAGTGCAAAAGTCGCTGGCGCAATCGGTCAAGAAGCTGCTCGAGCTCAAGATCGAGGCCATGGGCGTTGGCCACATGTTCGAGGTCCAACAGGCGCAGATCAAGGCACCGAACGGCGGGCTAATCCTGTTCCAAGGCATGCAGAACCACACCGCCGACAGCATCAAGTCGCTGGAAGGCTATGACGTTGCATGGGTCGAGGAAGCACAGAGCCTCAGCCAGCGCAGCCTTGACCTGCTCCGTCCGACGATCCGCAAGCCCGGCAGCGAACTGTGGTTCACTTGGAACCCGTCGCAATCCAGCGACCCTGTCGATGCGCTGCTGCGCGGTGATCAACCGCCACCGGACGCGATCGTGGTTCAAGCGAACTACCGCGACAACCCGTGGCTTCCTGACGTGCTGCGCGGTGAACTGGAATACGATCGCAGCCGTGACCCCGACAAGTTCGCGCACATCTGGTTAGGCGAATATCAGCGCAACAGCGAAGCGCGTGTGTTTCGCAACTGGCGCGTCGAGGACTTTGAGACACCGGCCGGCGTCACGTTTCGCATGGGCGCGGACTTCGGGTTCAGCATTGACCCCAGCGTGCTGGTCCGCTGCTACATCGACGGGCACAACCTCTACATCGATCACGAAGCCTGGCAGATCGGGACCGAGATCAACAACCTGCCCGCGCTGTTTCTGTCTGTGCCGGAATCCGAACGCTGGCCGCTGACCGCAGACAGCGCGCGGCCTGAGACAATCAGTTACCTGCGCAATCACGGCTTTCCGAAGATCCTGTCGGCGGTCAAAGGCGCGCGATCGGTCGAGGAAGGCGTCGAGTTCCTCAAGTCCTTCGACATTATCGTTCACCCGCGCTGCAAGCATGTGATTGACGAGCTGACGCTGTACAGTTTCGAGGTCGACCCGCTGACAGAGCAAGTCCTGCCCAAGCTGGCTGACAAGAACAACCACTGCATAGATGCGCTCAGATACGCCTGTGAGGGCGCCAGGCGCGCGATGGCGACCAAGGTGGTCAGACGCACTCGTCCTGCCCCCCAGCCCCGTAGCTGGGCCGCATGAGCCTGTATCTCGCCCGCACCTCGTTCGAGATCGGACGCAGTCACGGGCTCTTGCTCGTCCTGCACGCAGACGGTGCGCGCGTCGGTTCAACCGAATTGCTGCTGCCGGCCGACGATGACGCGGTCAACGCCGCGATCGACACGCTGGTCAGCCAGGCATCGCGGCACGGCGTGATCATTCGGGGCAGCAAACGCAGCGCGCTGTTTCACGAGATTGAGATGGGAGCGGTGACATGAAACCGGGCATCCGCCAGCAAGGTCATGCCACGCTCAAGGTCGGCGTTGCCAAGGCCCTGCCGCTCAAGATGCGCAGTCAGGTCTATGAGATCAGCGCAGTGCGGACAGAGCCTGAATACCGGAACCGCGGTGAAGCAGGTGCGCTCCTGTTTGCGACCTGCGGCGATGCGGATCTGGCTGGCAAGTTCCTCATGGTCCACGTCGAGCCCGACACCGACAGTCCGCTCGATCGTAACACGCTGGCGCAGTTCTATGGCCGTTTTGGCTTTGCGCCCATCCAAGCCGACCCATTGCTCATGGTCAGGCCCTGCATCGGAAAGCCCTGCAAATGACCGACGACGAAATCATCGCCGAAGCCCGCGAGCGCCTCGAGCTGTGCATCAACGCAGACGATGGCGACCGGGCTGACGCGCTGGAAGATCTGAAGTTCAAGAAGGGCGATCAATGGGACGAGCAATCAGTCCGCCAGCGCGAACTGGATAGCCGTCCGTGCCTTACCATCAACAATATCCCGGCGATCATTCACCAGGTCGTCAATGACGTTCGCCAGAACGAGCAATCAATCCACGTCCACCCGGTCAACAACGGCGCGGACGAGGAGGTGGCCGAGGTCATTGAAGGGCTGATCCGGCACATTGAGTACGACAGCGGTGCAGACGCGGCATACGACACGGCGCTCGACAGTGCTGCGTCGATCGGTTTCGGCTTTTTCCGTCTGATCACCGAGTACTGCGACGAGACCTCGTTCGACCAAGACATGAAGATCAAGCGGGTGCGCAACCCGTTCACCTGTTACCTCGATCCCTCGCATCAGGAGCCAGATGGCAGCGACAGCGAGTTTGCGTTCGTCACCAGCAAAGAGCCCAAAAAGGAGTTTGAGCGGCTTTATCCCAAAAAAGACCCGACGATTGACTACATCGCCAAGGGCACGGGCGACGACGAGAACTGGCTTGGCGAAGACTTTGTCAGGATCTGCGAGTATTATCGGTTTGAATACGAGCCTGCCACGCTGGTTGAGTTTTCGGACGGCATCGGACGTGTCAAGGGTCACTTTACAGCGCAGGACATTCAGCCTGGCGTAGCACCGACAGGCCGCACCCGGTCGACCACGCTGCGCAAGCTGATGTGGTACAAGCTGACAGCCCGCGAAGTGCTGGAAAAGTGCGAAGTGCCGTTCAAATGGATCCCGGTGTTTCCGGTCTACGGCGACGAGATCGACATTGACGGCAAGGTTCATCGTTCGGGCATCATCCGTAACGCCAAAGACCCGAAAAAGATGGAAAACTACTGGATGACGGCGGCGACCGAGGAGATCGCGCTGCGCACCAAGGCCCCGTACATCGGCGCGATGGGCCAGTTTGAAGGCGTCGAGGAGGATTGGCAGACCGCCAACGTGCGCTCGTACGCCTATCTGGAGTACAACCCGGTCACAATCGACGGCACGATGGCACCGGCCCCGCAGCGCCAACAGCCGGCGGACGTGCCGTCCGGTTTTATCGCCATGGCAGGGCTGGCGCGCGACAACGTCAAAGCGGTTACGGGCATTTACGACGCATCGCTTGGCAACCGCTCAAACGAGACCAGCGGCATTGCGATCCGTGCGCGCCAGCATCAAGGCGACGTAGGTAACTACCATTACAGCGACAACCTGACCCGCACGATGCGCCATCTGGGCCGGGTGATCCTGTCAGGCATACCCAAGGTCTACGATGCGCAGCGCATTTTGCGCGTGCTGGGCAAGGACGGGCAGGCGTCACAGGTCGAGGTCAACAAGCCAGAGCAAAAGGCCGACGACTACGGGCAGGCGGTGCAGACCGTGCTGAACGACCTCACCGTGGGCACCTACGACGTGATTGTGACCACTGGGCCAGCGTATAACACGCTGCGTCAGGAAGCCGCTGAGACCATGGTCCAGATGGCGCAGAACTGGCCTAAACTGATGGAGATCGCGGGCGACAAGGTCATTCGCGCGATGGATTGGCCTGGCGCCGACGACATTGCCGATCGCGTGGCCAAGACCCTGCCGCCGGGTCTGGCTGACAAGCCCGAAGATCAGAAAGACGCACCGCCCATGGTGCAGACGCCAAACGGACCAATCCCGCTGGACCAGGCTGGTCAGATGATCGGGCAGATGGATCACGCATTGAGCCAGATGCAGGGCGAGATGGAGAAGCTTGAAAGCGGCATGGCCAAAGCGCAGCTCGACGCGCAAACGCGGATTGAGGTCGCCAAGATCAGCGCCGCTGCCAAGCACGATGACACCGAATTGAACGGCATCGTCAAGATCATGCTGGCCAAAATGAGCGAAGCCGAGGCCGCAAAGGCTGCAGTCGTCATGGAAAGCAAAGAACCTGCAGCACCTGACGTAGATCCCATGGCTGAGATCAAGGAAATGCTTGCGGCGATCAACAAGCCCCGGCGCAAAGTCATGAAGATCACCGCGCCATCTGGGGCTGTGTACCAGGGCGAAGTGGCTGACCACGAAGACGCTGCCGATCAGGCATCGGAGCCGCAGGGTGAGCCCATGCAGATCGATCCCGCACCAATGCAAAGTGACCCGTCCCAGCCAATGGGGCAACCAATGGGCCAGCCAATGGGCGCGCCTGAACAACCTGAACAAGGAATGCAGTGATGGCAGCGGGTACTTTCACGCTCTATTCGAAAAACAAGAACAACCTGACCACGGCCAGCCTTGCGGGCGCAACGGTCAAACTTGCGCTTGTGACCTCGGCGTACACGCCAGACGTGACTGTCGCTGGCCATTCGCTTTGGTCGGATGCATCGGCCAACGAGATCTCGGCAGCCTTCGGCTACACGGCCGGCGGTGTGACGCTGGGCACGCTGGCGTCAACGGCAATAACGGGCGGTTACAAGTTCTCGTCTGCCAACGGCGTGTGGACGGCTTCAGGCGGGTCCATCGCTGCGTGGCGCTACGGGATCATTTACCTCTCAGGCACCGTGTACAGCCTTGTGAACCCGCTGGTGGGCTATTTCGTTGGCGACAGCACTCCTGCCGACATTCCTGCGACCTCTGGCACGCTGACCGTCACGGCCAACGCTTCGGGCTGGTTCGACGTCACCTAAAAAGGCCGGATCATGGCTAACAGATACTGGGTTGGCGGCACTGGAACGTGGGCGGTAACAGCCGCTGGCACGGATTGGTCGCTAACGTCTGGCGGTGCGGGAGGCCAATTAGCGCCAACTGCCAGCGATCTTGTGTTTCTGGACAGCGCGTCGGCGATCACCGTCACC